GCCATGAGTTTATTTATAAATAAAGATATAAATAGAATTAAACTCAGGAGTATAATATGTCAGAACATCAAGGAATATTAGGAAATGCATACGATGCTAGTGGCTTAGGCGATATTTTTAGTGGATTAGGATCATATTTAAATATCTTTTCAGGATATGGTCCTGGAAGCAGTGACGTTGGCGCCGGCTATAATTTAAGATATCCATCAGATTTAGGTAGTGGTGGCGCAGGCTCAGATCTTGATGGTGATTTTATTTTTAATTCTTCATCAGCATTTAAGGAATTTAATACCGGATATGGTGAAGGTAATCCACATATCACATTCGAATTATTTCAGCCAATTATGGCTAACGAATGGAGTACTCTAGAAACTAAATGGAGTGATGCTGATTTACAGGACAGGGATAGTGGTGGAAATGCTACAACAACATATGCTAAGAAGGATATACACAAAGTTAACCCAATAAAAACCGCTAAAAGTGGTCCACCAATTCTTACATATAAATCAATGAATAAAATTTCTTTATATATGACTCCCAATATTAATATTAGTGATTCAATGCATTATGAAACAGGAAGTAGATCGGCTGCAGCATGGATGCAACATGATTATAAACCTGGTCAAAAGCAAATAGATATTGACATGGGTCTAAATACGCTCGGCGCTGAAGCTGCTACAGCTGCTGCTGGTGCCGCAGCTGGTTTTCTGAAAGGCCCAGGAGCAAAAGCAGTAGCGTTCGTGGCGGGTGGTATAGCAGCTGGTGCAAAAGTATCCGGTGATGAAGATTTAAGACGTAGCGGTTTAGTATATAACCCTAATGAATATTTACAATTTAAGAATTCACAATTGAGATCATTCGAATTCCAATTTAAATTTTTACCTAATAGTGCTCAGGAAAGTGCTAGCGCTACAGCAATTATTAAAGCATTTAGAGCTGGAATGAGACCTAAAAAAATTACAGCATTAACTATGGAAGCCCCGTATCAAGTACAAACAACATTTGTAAATGCAGGATCCATGCCTCAAATATCTACATGTTATGTGACTCAATGCAATGTTGTATACAATCCGAATTCAGCATCATTCTTTAAACATAGTGGCGAACCAGTGGAAATAGATTTTAGTATACAAATGCAAGAAATATTCCCAATATATCGTAATGATATTGAAGGTAATATCGAAAAGGGTGGCAGATATGGTGATGCTTCAGCTGGATATGAAAACCAAAAGGGAATAAGATAATATGTCATATTTTAAGCATTTTAAAAGAACACAATATGATATTGAAGGTAACGGCAATATACAAGCTTTAGTTAATTTAACATCTTCTGTAAAAATATCTGATGCATTAATTAATAATGTTTCATTTTATAATTATGTTGCAGTACATGACGGTGAAAGAATGGAGCAATTATCCCATAGATTATATGGTAGTACAAATTATTATTGGACTTTTTTATTAGTAAACAAAAATATTAAAAATATTTGGAATGATTGGCCAAAATCAAATAATCAAGTAGCTGAATACTGTGATAAAAAATATCAAGGAGCATGTGCTATTGTAACAGATGGAAGTTTAGATTCTAGTAAATTTAGTAGTGGTGATATTATTCGAATAGACGATATGTTGGATCCTTCATATATACCACGAGAAAACCGTGCCGAAATTAATAAAGTTTATACTAATAACGGTTATGTGTCTTTAATCCCTATATCATTTTGTACAGAAGAATTTGATTCAGATGGTGCACCGATCGGTGATAAAACTACGTGTGAATTAAATGATGGTAAATGGAAAACTCCTGATTTAATAAGTAAAGTTGCCGGTAATGGATCATACAGACAGATTAATATTATTAATGAAAGATGTATTAATACATTAGGCGAAATAACTGATCTAGATGAAGGTACATGCACGCAAACCACCGGTTATAATTGGGAAAAAATTGTAGTAACGGCAGATAAAATAACAAATGGTAAAAATGCACCACACCATTATGTTGATAATACCAATGGTAATATTGTTCCTGTAGCTGCCGATGGTGTAACACCAGTAAGTTTTGAAGAATTTGAAATATATTTAAATAATGTTAACAGAAATGTTGTTGTTATTAAACCTGAATATATAAGAGAAATAGCAAAAGAATTTGAAAAAGAAATAGGTAAATAAATTATGGCAACAACAGCAAATAGGGGCCCAGAAATTGAAGATTTAGAGGTTCTTTTAAATGGCTTAAATATTACACCGACAGTCGTTAATATAACTTTCGGAGAGAGTATCGGCGCCCCTTTAATTAAAGGTTTTTTAGAAATGAGAGACTCTGCGGGATTATTAGATAATGTAATTACAACATCTGATATGATTGTAATTAATTTTACATATCACGGTACAGAAATTAAAACTGCTTTTTATTTAGCGGGCGTAGAAGCAGTCGATTTAAGTAATATCGCACACGAAAAAAGTTATAGAATTAATTTAGCATCTATGAATGAATTGCATAATGCGCAGTCGACATCTTCGAAGGCATTTAATGGATCTGCTACAGATATTATTGAAGAACTTTGGTTTGATCATTTAAGAGGTGAAGTAGATATTATATCAGAAGCAAAAAATAATGGTAAATATATATCACCTAGGATGAGTCCACTAGCATGCATAGCCACCTTACTATTTAAAAGTTATGATTTAAATGATTCTCCATTATTTTTATATGAAGTTATTAATAACGAATGGAGTGCTGACTTGTATCATGGAGCAAAACTTATGTCATGGGATGATATGATCGATCAAGAACCGTTTACAATACCAAACCTATTTAACGAACTATCGCCAATAATACCTGATGAATATGATTCTGCAACTTCTAGACCAGGCATGCCTCGTGAAATAAAAATTATGAATGATCATTCTAATTATATAAGAAATGTTAATCAAGGTGTGGAAGGCGAAATTATTAGAACTGTAAATATTAATACTTCGTCCCATGAAGATCGTGAATTTAATTTAAATCGATCATATTATAAAAATGTAGATCATGACAATCCAGTCGGTACTAAACCGGAAGCATATACGCCAACTATAACAAATTACGATTTTCCGGATCAGAAGATGTGCATAGGAAGCACTGCCGAAGACAATATGAGTTTAAGTAAATGTAATTCTATTAGATCAAAAGTTAATACAGTAGTTATTGATGCATTACGATGTAATGCAATACCACAATTATCACCAGGCGATACTATTAATTTTAAAGTTCCAATTGGAGCTATACATGGTAGTGGTGATGAAGTATTAAGTACTAAATATACCGGTAAATATGTTGTTAATGGAATTACACATATGATTGATGTTGCGGATAAAGTTTATTATCAAAATATTAGAATTACTAGTGCGGGTATACCGTCGGGGGTTAAATAATGTCATTTTTTGGAAGTAGTAGCCCTTTTGATATTCTAGTAGGTGCATGGTCAGCTTATAATGGTTGGCAACAATATACAGCAGGTGATCCTGCATCGAAAGACCACGAGCATATGAGTAAACATTTGTGGGCAGGTGTTGTAACAGATAACAATGATCCATTAAAGCATGGTAGAGTTAAAGTTAGAATTTGGGAAGTGCATGGAGATGCAAGCTTAATATCAAATGAAGACTTGCCATGGGCACATGTAATGTCACCTACAACTAGCGCAGGTATTTCTGGATTAGGACATAATTCATTTTTAGTTAATGGTTCTTCTGTATTATTAATTCCAGTCAATGCAGAGTTACAAATGTGGATTATCGCAGGTACTATACCTACGTTTAGTTATGATCCAACCACACAAACCGGAACATTTAATGAAGCATCTGGTTTTAAAGGCGTAAGTGGACAACATCCATTAACCTATGCTACTTCTGATACTAATGTAAATGCACTTGGCGATATTAATCCAAAGGTTAAAACTCAACAGTGGTCACCGTTTAATTACGAACCAGGCCATTCGTGCGCGCCAATATATACAAAAAATCACGTGTACGCGACAGAGTCTGGGCATACAATGGAATTTGATGATTCACAGGGTGCAGAAAGGATTGAATTAAACCACATGACTGGCACTGGTTGGGAAATGAATGCTGCAGGTGACGTAGTTACTAGAGTTAACGGAGCTCAAATTGATTTAGTTCAAGGTGATAAGGTTATAGAAGTCCAGGGATCTGCCGTATTTGTAGTGTCTGGATCTGCAACTATTACTGCTGCAAAGGGTGTTGATGTACATAGTGCTGGGGATATTAATATACATGGATCTAGTAATGCACATATTAATATTGATGGTTTAACTACTATTAACGGTGGTGATAGTATTAAAATCCACACCCACAAAGATTGTCAAATTACTGCTGGTAATGATATTACATTACGAACTGAGCCAGAAGGTACATGTAAAGGTGATATTGACGGTTATTATCCAACTAGAGCCAGTTGTATGGAAGCAGCTGCGTTATACCCAGCTTTAGGTTATGAATGGGTGACAGCTAAAGATTCGAATATTGATATTCTTGCATTTGATAATATTAATCTTGTTGCTAGAACCGGATCAATTAAACTTAAGGCTGGAAAAGATATTCAATTTGATGCCGCAGATAATGTTAAATCACTATCAGGAATTGATACGGATATTACATCTAGAAAAGATACCAATATACACGCGGGTGGTCATGACTTTGTATGTACTAACTTTTATAATCAAGTTGTAGATCCGGCTGGGTTACCTTTAAATTATGATAAGCCTAGTGACAATAAATCTTCAAATGCTTTGTATGGAACTCCTAAAGATAGATGTGAAGATACTGGTTCGTGTTATGTTAATTCTGTATTACAACATGGTATCCATCATAGATCAGTATGTGAAAATTTATACCTTGGAACATTTTATCCATATGCATGGACAGCAGACAAAAATGCTTCTGTTAATATCGAAGGTGAAATAATTAGTTTAGAAACGAGAAGTAAACACACTGACGGTAATGTAAAACCATCAGCTAAATCATTTATTCATATGAATTCAGTTGATAAAAATGGTGAATTTAAAAACTTCATTGAAATAGATGGTCAAGATGAATTTAAAGTTAAAGCTGAAAAAGTTAACTTAGAGGCAGTACGTGTTGGTCAAGAAACAGATGGTACTAATGGTACTAAAGGTAAATCATCAATTAATATGAATTCACTTTCTGCTGCAGCAACATGTAGTATTACGGAAATAATTGTGGAAGGTAACACAATCCCGATTAATCCGAATGATCAAATTATGTGTGAGGAAAATGGAGGAACATGGACAGCGCCGGTATATACAAATAAAGTTGATGTTGATGCACAAGCTATAAATGTGCATGGAAGAACTATAGTTGATATCGATGCACCTCGTATCGATTTAAACAAAACTAGACAGACATAGTAATATCTTATAAATAACAATATGGCCATAACAGATACCAGTTATATAGTAAACGCACGAGGAGAATATTCAGACTTGGAGTTTGCCTTTACAGCAAATCCAAATATTGAATTGGATGTAGCAGTTTTAACAAATAACCTAGCTATTAGGCAAAGTGTCTTAAATATATTAAGAACTAATCATGGTGAAAAACCATTTGATCCTGAATTCGGTGCTAATTTACGTTCATATTTATTTGAGAATTTAGATGATATCACTGCAGCAAATATGGCTAGTGATATAGAAAATGCAATAAAACGTGATGAACCTAGAGTTGAAATTATTAATATCAGGTTTAAAGCTAAACCTGATCACAATGAAGTATATATTACATTAACAATAAAAATTTTATCAACACAACAATTATTAGATATAGAATCATCTATAGAGAGGCTGAGGTAATATATGGCAAGAAGAATCAATTTATCAGAAATGGACTTCGATGGAATTAAAGGAAATTTAATTGAATACATGCAAGCTCAAGAAGATAGTGCTGTATCAGATTATAACTTTAAGGGATCCGCCGTTAATACTGTTATGGATATGTTAGCATATATTACACATGTTAATGCTGTTAATGCTAACATGGCATTAAATGAAACTTTCTTGGATACAGCACAATTAAGAGAGTCTGTAGTATCACATGCTAAATTATTAGGATATACTCCTAGATCTACAAAATCAGCTATAGCCACAGTTAATATTATGGTTAATAGCGAAAAAGTTAATGGCGCTTATGAATGGAATACTGAACTTAACGAGGCACTTGTTGCAACACCACAACAATATGTATTAGATTACGGTACTCCTGTTACAACACAATTTAATGGAAAAAGCCACAATTTAATTATTGGTGAAACAGTGGTAGCTACACCAGATGAAACCGGAACATGGTTTTTTTATAATGTGCCACTAATACAGGGTACTGTAGAATCAAGAACATACAAATATGACGATACTAATAGTGAAAAATATTTGTGCTATGATGCATACGTAGATACACAACACCTTAAGGTTAACATACAAACATCAGCAAGTAGTAGTGAATCAACTCCATTCACACGTTCAAGTAATATTACGAATATTATATCTAATTCTAATGTATTTTTCTTAGAAGAAACTAGAGAAGGTTTTTTCGAAATTTTATTCGGTGATGGAAAAATTGGTAAAAAATTATCGTTAGGAAATCTTATTCATATATCTTATGTTGTAACCGGACCAGAAAATATTAATGGAGCTAAAACATTTACTCTGAGTAGTTTAAAAGATGGTGTTGGCAACAGTAATAGTGATATAGTAATTACTACAATAGAAGGTGCATTAGGTGGCATAGGTAAAGAAGCTATTAATAGTATTAAATATAATGCTCCTAGAGCATATACTGCACAAAATAGGGCTGTTACACCTGAAGATTATAAAGCTATTTTACAAAACGAATTCGCAGATATCCATACGATTGCAGTATGGGGTGGAGAAGATAATATACCACCAGAATATGGCAAAGTATTTATTTCAATTAAACCTACTGGCAATTCTGCATTAACTATTGATCAAAAAACTGAAGTTGTAAGTATAATTACACCAAAAAATGTGGTTTCTATTAAACCAGTAATCGTGGATCCTGCATATATTGATATTGGTTTAAATATTGCTTTTAAATTTGATTCTAATATTACTAATATTAGTGGCGTAGCGATCGCAGAAGTAATACGATCAAATTTAGCAGAGTTTAATTTAACAGAATTAAACTTATTTGGTGGTATATTTAGACATTCAAATATTACTAAGTTAATTGATAACTCTGATCCATCGATAATTTCATCGATAGCTACAGTTACTATGAGTAAGTCATTTACAGCTAATTTGGATTATGTGACTAGTCATAAAATAGAATTTAATCAACCAATTGGTGAAATCACGCCAGGTAGCAATATTATATCAACCCTGTTTACATACAGTGGCAAAATATGTAAATTGCAAGATTATTATAACGCAGATGAAGGTAAAACTATAATTAGAATTCTTAATTCTACAGGTCAAGTAATTAATCCTAATATTGGTTGGATTGATTTGAATCTAGGTTGTGTATATTTAGATAATTTTAAACCTACATCAATTTATAATACTGATAATAACGATATTGTAATTACAACAAAACCAGCTTCACCAGATATTAAACCATTAAGAAACGATTTATTAAGACTTAATGTTTCAGGCGCAGTTATAAATCCTGACGTCGACAGCGTGGTTACTGGTGGTACATCAGCTGCGATTACATACAATACAGCCCCTGGCGGTTATTAATGCATCAACCGGCATTTAATATATCATCGTTTATTGATGAGTTAATACCAGAACATATAGCTACCAGCTATCCTGAACTCATAGACTTTATAAAAGTCTATGCTCTATTCCTAGAAAGAGAAAATTCATCTGGATTCTATCTTAACCAATTAGATCATCAAAGAGACATTGATCTAATCGAAGATAAATTATTAAATGAACTTCAAAATGAAATTGGTATTGCTGTACCAAGAACGTTTGCGGCAGATCCAAGATTATTTTATAAACACTTAGTTGAATTCTATCAATCACGTGGTACACCAGATTCTATTAAAACATTTTTTAAATTAATATATGATCAAGATGTAGATATATATTTTCCAATTGAAGACATATTAGCTGCGTCTGACGGCAAATGGATTAATAATAGCGATGCAATAATAGCTAATCCTATAAATTATTCACCGTTACACACATGGACAATTACTACGGCAACTGATTTAATTGATTTTACAGATAGTAATGGTGTATTATCAACTCTAGATAGTAATCTGATATTTGTTGATAATATACATGACCCAGATATTATTCAATATGTTGACGGTAGTATTAAATTTTTGAATGGTGATATACCAATTGGTAGTGTAGTAACATCATATGCCCGTGGCACATTTAGTAATACAGATGGTATGCCTGATGAATTCAAGTATATACAAGATTCATATTTTTATCAAAAATTTTCATATGTATTAAGAACTGGTGTAAAATACGAAGATTGGAAAGAAGCATTTCACAGATTAGTACACCCAGCCGGGTTTATTTTCTTTGGTGAGATATATGTATTTGTAACAATACTTGATAGCGCTGCACCTTTATACCAACCAGGGTCGCAAGATGGTGGATTACCATCTGAAATATTTATTCCATTAACTAATTATGGTACAAATATTCAGCCAAGTATAAATGGTACTTTAGATGTATATGGAATTCCATTAATATATAAAGTCGAAAAAGAGCTTAGATATGATTCTGACGTCTTAAGACGATTAGGACCATACGATCATTTCGAGAATACTAAATTCTGGAATTGGAGATATATACGAGATTATCGTGATATTGTCATACAGGATGTTATAAATAGAAATGTAAATATTCACTTTGGTGCACAAATAGTAAATGATTGTGATCCAGAACCAACATATATAGGTAATGGGGAATTTTATGATGCTAATGGTGATGTAAACCAAGATAACATTACTGCTTACAATAACTGGATAAATACATGCGTATTAACATAATTAACAAAACGGAGCGAACATAACATGTCAGCAATAATTACACAAAACTTTAGATTAGATACAACTGAACGCTTTGTTGACAGTCTATCGATAGTAGATTCAAATAACGATTTGGTCAATGCATTTTACATGGGATTAGGTCGACCTAACCCATGGGATCTAGATACTCAAACATTAACAGAAGTACCACATCTTCCAGGTGAAAATGATAGTACAACTAACCAAGTATGGCAAGAACTTTTTGCTATGAAAAAAATAGCACCATCAGATCTTATTTTTGCAGCACCTAGAAATAAATGGATAGATGGTGATACATATGTAGCTTATGATGATAAGCATGCAAATATTGAACAATGGCCATTTATGGTAATTTCAAATACATTTAATGTATACTTGTGTTTAAAGGCTGATGGTCCTTCTACACGAGATCCAGATGTTTATGTGGGTATTCAAACAGTCGGAGTAACACAAACTGATGATGGATATACTTGGAAATATATGTATACCGTTCCAACTTCTATTGCAAATAAATTCTTAACAACTGAATTCGTTCCAGTACAAATGTTAAATGCAGATCCTGGCACCGGTGCTGCTCAAGCATTAAAAGATCAATGGTCTGTACAAGCTAGTGCTGTCCCTGGAGCAATATACAATATTGCAATTGATGCAGCTGGTGATAATTATACACAAGGTACTACTACAGTAATTATTGATGGTAATGGTACAGGCGCTACAGCTGATGCAGTTATAACCAACAATAAACTTACAGGTGTTCATATGACTTCGTACGGTAGTGGTTATGATTATGTTTCAGTAACAATTGTGGATGCCGGCAATAATCCAGGTACTGAAGCTTCGGCTCGAGCTGTGCTTTCACCTAAAGGTGGTTATGGCTCTGACCCTAGATATGATTTAAGAGCACACTATGTTGCAGTTAATACAGTATTCGATGGCTCTGAGCTTGATAGTATACCAACCTCCAATGATTTTAGACAATTGTCAATTATTAAAAATCCAAAAACTAATGTTAGTGGTGGTATTGTTAATGCGTCGGCCGTAGCTATTAACACTGCAAAAGCTCTAGAGCTTAACGGATCAGGATTTATTAAAGATAATATTATTACTGCATTAGGCAGTGGCAATTCCGGTGCTACAGGATTTGTAGTTGAATTCAAAGAAAACGTTTTAAAGGACGATGGTGTAACTTATACTGATGTTTTATATTATATACAAAATGAAAGTACAGGATTTACGCCATTTGCAGATACAGATACAGTTACGGTATACCAAGAACCTGGTGATACTAGTCCGCCTGTTCAAGCAAATGTAGATCAAGTTAATGATGCCTTAATTAAATTTAATTCTGGTGAAATTATGTTTGTAGAAAATAGAGATGCAGTAACTAGATCAGAATCACAAATGGAAACAATTCGATTAGTAATTGAATTTTAAATTTAAAGGAATAAGGCAATGGCAATAAATTTTAATACTGACCCATATTGGGATGACTTTGAAGTAGTAGGTGCTGATGGGTTAACTCCTAAAGAAAAATATAACAGAGTTTTATTTAGACCTGGTGTTCCTTTACAAGCTAGAGAGNTAACACAACTACAAACCACTTTGCAAAACCAAATCTCATCTATGGGAGATCATATCTTTAAAGAAGGTACGATGGTTATTCCTGGCGAATTGACATTAAACCATAATATCGATTATGTAAAAATAAGCACTGCTAATAATGCTATTGATTTTATCGGTATGACTGTTACGGGTTCTAATGGTACTACAGCTAAAGTTGTATATGCAATTGAGGCAACTGATATTGATCCAGCAACTTTATATCTAAAATATACTAATAATAGTATAGATGATATCTACTATAAAAATATTACTATAAATGGTTCATATGAAGATGACTTAGGTAATACACAAGCACTTTCTGCTACTGTTGAGAACGAATTAGAAGATGTGCTTTTACCTGATCAATATGTAACCGGTACCGGTTCAATTGCTAATATAGAAAAAGGTATTTATTATATTCGTAAGAACTTTATTATTATTCAAAGCGCATCTATAGTTGTTAATAAATACAATGCGGATATCACAACCGATATCGGTTTCTTTGTAATAGAAAAATTAGTTGGTCCAGGCGAAGATACATCATTAAACGATAATGCAAATGGAAGTACTAACGAAACTGCTCCTGGCGCACATCGATTATCAATCACTGCTACATTTGGATCTAAATTACCGGATATATCAGCAAGCAATTTTGTGTTGCTAGCTAGAATTGAAAATGGTAAAATTATTTCTATTAATAACCGTACTGATAATTCATTTTTAGAAGAGACATTAGCTAGACGTACTAAAGATGAAAGTGGTAGTTATACTGTTAATACTATTAAAGGTATTTTAAAAGATATTCCATCTGATGCTAATCGATTCCATTATTCTATAGATCCATTTAAAGCTTATGTCGATGGTCGTGAAATTAATATTGAATATGCCAGAGATCTAGAATTTGATAAGGCTAGAACTACTGAATTAGCATATGATCAAACTGCAAATTTCGATGATGGAAATTATATTGATATCAGAATTACAGGTGGATCAATGCCAAAAACCGGTAATGTTATAACATTGACTGATTCAAATTTCAATCCAACTACATTAATGACAGCTTCTGTATTGTCAATCCGTGAAGTTACAAGTTTTTATGCCGCGGGTGCTGGTACTATTCCTGCGCTTACATTTAGACTAAGTCTAGCCAATATTGATATGGTAGAAGAAAATGGTGATCTTTCAAATGGATCTATCGGCCTAAACCTTACTGTATTCGAGATTGCTGGTTATTCATTGAGCGGTGATGATAATTTGGTATACTTACCTAAATTTAGGGTTAAAACATGTCATAATGGTACAAGTTACGATTACAGATATGAAATAATTAAAAACATTGGCACATCACAAGTTAGAGATACTAACAAAATTGATTTTGATATTCCACCTGGCGAAAGCTTTACTGATACAGATACCAGCGATTGGGTTGTATGGTATAATAATGAACCAGATGGTACAGCTGTTGACATCCCTCTTGCTGTTACAGATTTTAGTGTTGGCACCCTAAGTGATATCTCAGGTGGTAGTAATAACTTTGTAACACTAACTGTTGCTACGCCTGCTGGCGCGCCTACAATTACAAATAACACTATCATGGAGTTAAGTGCACCGGTAATTAAATATAACGCTATGCACAAAACTAAAACGCTAATTCCAGCTGAAGAAGTTGTTATAGTATCAAACACATTCCCTGCGGGTAATGATTGGATTGAATTAGGATTTGCTGATGGTGTAGATTTAATTAGTGTTATGCGACATACCGATTATGGTACTGGTCAAGAAGCAATTACTAATATTACTTCTCACTATGAATTTGATAACGGTCAAAGAACTTCTCATTACGAATCTGCTAAAATTAGAAAAGAAGTTACTTCTAATTTTATACAACCTGATACTGCTTCTACAGTTTATAAAGTCCAATTTAGTAGATACGTGCATGGTGGTAGTGGCGACTTCTTTAATGTAGATTCATACATAGATGGCGGTAATGAATACGATAATATTGGTTTCTTTAAAGAGTGGGATTTAGCTGATTGCGTTGACTTTAGACCAACAATTTTAGATACTACTGATAGTGGCAATTGGAGTACTTTAAATGGATTAGTAATTAGACCTAATTCTACATTTGAAACTGATCTAGAATTTTATTTACCACGTATTGATAAATTAGCATTAACGGCCGGTGGTAAATTTAAAATTATTAAAGGTAATCCTGCAGCGAATCCAACTACACCGGATGATGCTGCAAATGCTATGACATTAACTACGCTTTTAGTTCCACCATATACAGAAAAAGCTACTGGTGTGAAAATTAAGCCAGTTGATAATAAACGGTACACAATGCGTGATATCGGTAAAATTGAAAAACGAATTAATCAATTAGAATATTATACTACATTAAGTTTATTAGAAACGCAAGCTAAGAATAAACAAATTTATTCTGGAACACTTATCGATAGATTTAAAACTGGTATTATAACAGATGCATTTGGTACACCTTTAGTTAGTAGAACTGAATCACCAGAATATAATGTTTCATTAGATGCGGTTAACCGTTTATGCCGACCAACATTTGCCGAAAATAATATTAATTTAACATCTTCTGCAGAAGCTGGAACAGCAGTGACTGGCGATTTACTTACACTAGATTATGATAATGTGGATGTTATAACACAATTAAGATCTTCGAGCCATATTAATGTAAATCCATTTGACGTATTTACATGGGAAGGATCGCTTAAGATAACTCCAGAAAATGATGAATGGAAAGATGTAAAAAGAATGCCGGCTATACAAGAAATTGATGAAAGCAAATATGCTGATCTTTTAAATGATGCAAAGAAATCAAATCCAACTGGAACAATTTGGGGAGAATGGGAAACTAACTGGACAGGATATCCTGATACAGCCCAAAGTCCTACTGGTGTTTGGGATCCTTCAGGTAACACATGGAGAACCGATCGATCAGATCGAGGCCAAAGACGTGTAGATACTTGGATTAAAACTGGTTATATGGAACAGCAAATCGCTTATGGTATAGAAAGCGCATATGTTAAAGATATTAAAGTTGTTAGTGAAAGGGATCGTACTGTAAATGTTTCGTTTATTCCATATATGAGATCTAGATTAGTTACATGTAATTTAACTGGTTGCAGACCAGAGACACCTGTATATCCATTCTTTGATGGTGTTAATGTTAGTAATTATGTTTCCGATGATATCATTAATGATCCTGATGAATATAGTGTAGCAGAAAACGCATTATTAGATATAACTGAACATCCATCCGGCATGACTTCGTTAACGACGAATGAATTTGGTTCAGTTGATTTTAGTTTTTGGGTACCAAATAACGATAATTTAAATTTCACAACAGGTACAAAGGAATTACATGTTACTGATTCAGTAACTGGAGATCCTGATTTTACTACAACATTTGCAACAGCTAAATATGCTGCTCAAGGATTATTAGAATCTAAAGAAATGGTTACTATTGGTACTAGAATACCAAAAATTGTACAGACTGAAAGAAGTAAAGAATCTGAAAATTTTGTTGCAACAGNCCAAACAATGGCTAAGCCTACACATTGGTATGATCCATTAGCACAATCATTTAAGATTGATATCGCTGGCGGTGTGTTTATTACTGAAATTGATTTATATTTCACAACTAAAGATATTAGCCAAAGCGTTAAAGTTCAAATTAGAGAAATGTCAAATGGTTTCCCAACACAAAAAATCTTAGGATTTGGCGAAGCTATAAAAGAAAGAGCATTTGTATTTGAAGATACAGATGGCTTAACTCCTACTACATTTACATTTGATTCACCGGTTTACGTTGCTGAAGGTACTGAATACTGTTTCGCTATTGTTTCAAATAGTAGTGGTTACAATGTACGTTACGGCGAAGTTGGTGAAAAAGATGAAAACGATGATATGATCCAAGCGCAACCATACGCTGGTGTAATGTTTAAATCATCAAATGCTTCTACATGGGAACCTATGTCATACAATGATATTAAATTTGTAATGCGTATGGCAGATTTTAGTACCACTGGTACTGTAGATTTAATACCAACAATTGTGCCACCTGAGCGTTTAGCTATTGATCCAATTGAAACTACTGTTGGTAGTAGCGATGTAACTATACACCAATATAACCATGGTTATAACAGTGGCTCAACTATACAACTTTCAAACATATCGGGTAGTGTTGATGATACTGGTTTAGTAGATGGCTCGTTTGTTATAACAGTGGTTAACGATGATAAGTATACAATTTCTGCATCTGGCGTTGCCACTGATGGTGGCCTATATGGTGGTGGTAGTATACTTGTTGGTGGTGATATTTTATATAATATTATATATCCATTTGTGGAATCATTAAATCTTCCTAATACAGCAATGACATGGGAAATTCATGAAACTGCTACTTCTAACGGAACAACCTTTATAAATTCTGTCAAACCAATTGATATTAATTCAAATTATATTCCGGCGGATGAAAGATTTGTTTTAACTTCGTATACTGCAAATAATGCATCGCCAGCAATAACAAATCACGGTATTAAATTACGTGGAACATTTATTACTGATCATGAGATTACATTACATGATGTTCCAGTAAATAATTTAAGTCCTGTTGTTGATTTGGCTAGAACATCTTTAATTACTGTTCAAAATCATATTAATAATGATAGTACTGATGAAACGCATAAATTTGCTGGTAAAGCAAAAGCAAAATACGTCACAAAGACTATCTTGTTAAACGATGAATCAGACGATCTAAAACTTTGGTTAGATATTAATCGACCTACCCATTCTAATATTAAAGTATATGCTAGAGTTGGTCATCAAAATATTGATTATAATGATTGGGTTGAAGGTACGGTACATGATAGTAGTGGAGTTAGTGGTCCTGGCAGGATTCCATTTAATGATGGAAGCAATTATCACGAAGTTGAATTTGACTTTGATTTTGGAGTTGATACTACATTCACGATGTTTGCAATTAAAGTAGTATTCTTAAGCAGTAATACTTCTAGAATCCCATCGATCAAGAACTTAAGAGCGGTGGCGGTGATTTAATGCAACCGGTTAAAGGGCATGATACTTTATTAAGGGATAATCGATCCGGTGCTATTATAAATACTAATAGCACCGGTGCACAAGCAGCAAGAAAAGCAATTAAGAAACACAAAGAAGATCAAGCTAGACTTAACAAGTTAGAAAATGATGTTTCAGATATTAAACATATGTTAAAACAATTATTAGAGAAATAATATGGCAAATATAAACGTAAGTGTAACAAACACATTCGAAGATTGGAGAGTAAAAACCAATGAAATTGGAGACGCTATCGGCGATTCAAGTTTACTACCAATCACTATCGATCAACAAGTATATCCAGATATACTTACAGCATTAAGCGAAGTAATCGAAAACTCAAATGATATTACAGATTTAATAAGCGATATATCTATTAATGCTGCAGACATTATTACTAACGCTGATGAGATTAGCCTTAACGCTGCAGCGTTAGTTATTAATGCAGCAGATATAGCTGCTAATACATTAGATATATCTGCTAATACGTCGGCTATAGCCGCAATAGAACAGGTTGCAGTGTATAATCTATCAGGCACTAAACTAAATTAGTATAAATAAGTAATATGGCTATATATTCAAATTTAAGTATCGACCAAGGAACGGATTTTTCTTCAGACATAACTGTAGAAAATGCTAATGGTGGACCTGCGGATTTAACAGGTTATACTGCATTTGGTCAGATTAGAAAGACACATTCTTCATCAACAGCTGTTGATTTTATATGCTTAGCACATGGTGGAACGGGTAGAATATCTATTAAGTTGACTAATACAGCAACAAATGGTATGAAGCCAGGAAGATATGTATATGATATAGAGATTAAAAACGGAGCCGATGGTACAATAACCAGGGTTCTAGAAGGACAAGT